CAGATGGGAAGACGAATAGGTTCGGGTCCACGCCGCCCCGGTTCTTCACGAACTGCCTCAGTTGCTGGAGGAGCTGCGAGGAGAGGGCCGCGCCGCCGACGTCCTGCAGGTACGATTGCCAAGCTGGGAATACGCCCGGATCGATGCCCTGCACGACGCCCGATGAGTTGATCAGGTTCTGGAAGCCGTTGGCGGTGAACCACCCGTCATTGGCGATCGCGACCTGAGGATATTCACCGGCGAGCGCGATTGCGTGTCCGGCCACCGCGACGCCACCAGCCAATGTTACGGCGTTCGTGGCATAGTTGATGGCCGTGATCTTCTGGTTGGTGAAATCGGGAGCGCCGCCACCGACCGGGATTCCATCGACCGGCATACCTACCCGAAGGTAGATGGAGCCGGGCAACAGTCCGGTGTTGTCAGCCGTGAACGGGTTGCCGCCACCGGCGGCCTTGACCTGAGCCAATTGGCCTCCGGGTTCGGCACCGACTACGACTACGTTCACGTGGCTCACGATGTCCTTCATGTCAAACTTGGCTTCAAGGGCCTTAGCCTGCATGAAGGCTCGAGATTCGCCTTTGGTCAGGTTCTCCGCCTGCCCGGTAATGGTGATCGGGACGTACGCGTACCGCAAGGTCACGGTGGAGTTGGTCAAGCCTTGGTTACCGGCTGCGCCAACGCCAGTCGTTCCCTCAGGTCGGTATCCCATATTCCAGTTGGGCTGGACGCGGGCCAAGAACACGTACCCACGGATGCCGATGTCATTAATCGGCTTGCCAAACTTGGAACCGTCCCCGAACAGATTCATTATCGCGGCAAGCGTAGACACCTGCTCTTGGATAGCGCCATATACGATCTTGGCGTCAGCCAAATAGGTCGTTGTGTCTACGCCCATTCAATGCCTCCTTACCGAGATTTTCCCTGCTCACCGGGGACGGGCCGGTTCCTGATACGTCCTTTTGCGGTGGCGGGCCGCCTATTCGCCTGCGGTTGACGGGGCCGCAACAGCCGTCATAAGGTTAAACTTTGGCTGCGTACTTCGGGTTAATCTTGCCCGGATCATCAATCATCTCGTCGAGCGTGAGGCCCTTCTTGGCCCCACCTGCGCCCGCCCCTCCCGCTCCGGGTGCCCCTCCGCCTGCTCCTCTTCCCGGGGCTACGATCTTGTTCCGCTCCCGGGTGCCCCGAGCCACATAGTACGATTCGAACAGATTCTGCGCCGTATTGAATGCCTTCTGGACGGCAGCAGTCTTTCCTTCAAACTTGAGCGCCTTTATGCCGTCCGCGTCCCACTTCATGATCTCCCGGGTAGCCAGAATGAGGCACTCGATCTCGTGCTTGGCAACCGGATCGTTGCGGAGAGAAGCAATGTCCGCGCCCTCCTTCTTGAGCGCTTCTCCGATCATGCCGTAGACCGTCCGGTCGAACAGGGCGTTAGCGTTCTCCGTGCGGGTGACATTCTCCCGCTCGTAGACCGGTTGCAGGCCCTCACTAACCATGGCCTCAACCTGAGCACGGAGATCTTCCTGACTAACCTCACCCTCCCCGCCCCCCGCCCCGGACTCCGCCTCCGCGTACTGGCGGCGTAAATAGTCCAAGGTCTCTATCGGGGCCTCGCGCATGGCCTCCGCGATCTCGTCCTCCGGATACCCGAGCGCGGTGCCAATTTCCGACACTTCGGCGAACACCTTCTGATATGCGCCGTAACCACCGGATACCTGCTCATATTCCCCTAGCTTCTCGTAAGGCTCGTGCTTGGCCTTGAGGGCCTCATAAGCAGTTCTAAGTTGCGCGATGTTGTCGGGGGCAGCGCCTGCACCGGCAGCGGGAGTACCCGAGCCAGCACCGGGGCCGGGAGCACCTGCGCCGGGTGCGCCTCCCCCCGTTCCGCCTGCTGGAGCGCCTCCTCCCGAGTCACCGGGGGTGGACCCGGGTAGTGAGGAACCCGCTGAGGCGAAAGCCATAAAGGGCCTTAGTGGAAACCAGATGCAAAGTTTGCTGTTCATCGGTGCTCTCCTTGGGTGCGGTGCTAACTGTTTCTCCTATTACTGCTGTACATAGGTGATAATTCCCTGAATGTTGACCGTGGTGCCAGCGGCGACGGCGCAGACCCCGGAGCTACCCGCCGCGCTGAATACCGTACCCGTGGCGGGAAGCGTAACCGCCAGCGGGCCGGTCGTCGTCGTTAGGTCCCCTGAACCGAAGGTACCGGTCTTGGTGACGGTAGAGCCGCCGCATGTCGCACCGGTTCCCGTAATGAACTGTAGAGAGTCGGCGGCAGTACCGGACGGGGCGATGGTGAAAGACCCGCCGCAGACGTATACGGACGAAGCGCCGGACGGAGCGACAAGCTGAGTGGTGCCCGCAGCGGCGATGGAGATGGCGACGGACGACTTGACGATGCCGCTGGACATGCAGGGGTCGGCGGCACCGGCAGTCTGTCCGACGACGGTTACGGTACCTCCTACGACGGTCGTCCCGTTTATGGTTACGGAGTTTGGGGCGACGTTGGCATCCTGCAGGGGACCGGGACGCCAGCCGTATGCCTTAAGGAGAATACGCCCGTTGCCGGTTACGGAATTGACGTTGATGGATACCCACGGATAAAATTCGTAAGCCGTAATCTGGTCCTGCGTCGCCGTAGTCATCGGCAGCGTGTTGGACGCGATATCGATGGAAGGCCATACTACCCATGAGCCGGGCTGGCCGTTCGAATCGGGGGCATTATCGAGTTCGACCGATACGGCGGAATAGCCCGTGACCGTATAGTACAAATGCCACGTGGTGCAGCCTAAATTGCGATTATCGAACCCGATAGTACCACCGGGAGTCTGAGCAGCGGGGAAGCGCTGGGCGGTCGTGCCGTTGTAGTCGGCGGCGAACACGCAATCCGGGGCAGGAGTGACCTGCTGCTGAGCGAGAGCCAGCCCCGGGGTTAGTAATAGCGCCAGTGCCAGTAAAAATTTCTTCATGTTCATCCTCCTAATTGAGCGACACCTTAGTCACCGCCGACGCCGCCAGCGGTGCCGCCTTCGTCCAAGTCACGCCGTCCGAGGAAACGTATAGGCCATCCCCGGCCATACAGTAGGTGGTGGTGCCCGGAATATATTTGCAACCGGTGTGCGCCATAGTGGTAGGGACGCTCCACGTAAATATTTGGCACTGCGGGCAAGGGGCAGGGGGAGGGGGCGGCGGCGGGATAAGCCCCGTCGTCCATAGCAAGTTGGCTGCCTTGACTCCATTATTGCCCCCGGGGCCATGAATTACATCGCCGAATGGTCGGATAGCGTTAACCGGGGAGCTACCCGGATTGTGCTCCAAACCGCAAAGGCCCGTAGCGAGGGACGGGGGCGAACATGATATGGCGGCTACGGCAGCCTCGCGCCCATCATAGGCGTTATTCGACGTGACGGATGAAGAGTTAATTCCGCCAGTCGCCGTGCCGCCGCAGGATTTGAGGCCCCAATTATTCGGGTTCCCCGGATCGGTGTCACAATCATTCAGCGACCACCAAGTCAGCCCCACCCACTGCAGGACGCCCGTGAATCCGGGCAGAGTAAGCATCTCATTTATGGAATTGAACCACTCTAAAGCGCGGGCACCCTGAGTGGTGGAACAGACCACGGAGCCTTGGCAGCTCGTGGCAGTGTTACCGGCAATATTCGCCACGGCAGAATCGGGACTAGCAGTACGGAGCATCCCGGAGATCATCGGCCCTGAGTAGAATTTGGTATAATAGGCGAGCATGGCGGCCCGCGTGGCGACGTCCGGTAGCCCTGCTACATAATCCGTGGCATAGAGTCCGTCCGCATAGAGATTTGCGCCAATCAGCATCGACTTCGGCGGGGGCATCGTCTGAGTGCCGGTTGTCTCAGGGGATAGATACATCAGGTTCGGGGTCGCCGCCTTGAATGCTGTACGGACGCTGGAGAAGTACGCACCGAAATACTGAGGTTCCCAGCCATCCACCATGTCCGAGGCGAAGGTGGTATTGGCATTCGGCGCAGCAAGGCCCGTAGGGTTGGCTGGACGACATACGAAGCTATCCGTCCCGGGAAGATGTGATGGGTCAACCGGCTTTAGGCATACCGGATTGGTGCCAAACCACGAACCACTGCCATCCTCATCCATGACGCCGTGCCCGCCACCGCCCGGACCGTTCTTAGGCCAGCCGCCCCAAATCAGGTTAGCTTGAATGGAAGATCCGGTCGGGGGAGCATTACCGGCAGTAAATGTAACGGTGAGGGCGCCGGTCGCATAGTTGATCGTGCCACCGGCAAGGGTAGCACCGGAAATTTTACCCAGCCCCGCCCCCGGAGTACCGCAGATGCCGCTCTGCATAAACTGTGGACAGTCGCCGCCGATGACTACCCCGTTCAGAAGTATCTGCACCGAGAACGGATCGACATTGGCATGAGTAGCCGTAGTATAAGTGAGAACGGTGTTGTTGCCGACACCGACCGTGCCGGATGGGAGCGTAGCTGCGCACCACGTGAAGGAATAGCCGATACACGTGCCATCTGACCCGAACGTAGAATAGTTAGCACCTCCCCAAGCGGCGTTGAGGGCGGCAACGGTGCCATACTTTTTCTGTAGAAACGTCGGGATGGGGCACGGGGCAACCGTGGGCGGATTGGAAACCACAGTGCCGGAACAAGTCGTAGGTGGCGACGCCATAAGCGTCTTCGTATATACGATCGGGTCCGCGTATAGCCACGCGGCGGACGTAGGCCCGCTGTTCCCCGCCGACCCCCGGTCCGTCCGTGGGTTATAAGTCTCAATCGGGGAAATCGTAAACATGATGTAGGCAATGGCATTGGCGTTGTGATCGATGGGGTAACTATCAAAATCCGGACCGACCGAGGAACAGGCGGTCTGGTCGGCGCTATCGATCGACAGCATCGCCTGATATGGACTCTTGCGTATGTTCGGGTTCTGCGAAACCGTCAAGTACCCCTGAGCGAACGTCTCAAACTTCGGATCAAATGCATCGATACAGCCAGCAGGGTTACCGAAGCCCCCGGTAGTGACCGTGGTGAACACCGGACTAATAAGCTGGCGGGGGTCCTTGATGGCGTTACCGGCAGGAAGGATGCCATTGAGATTGTTGGAGGAATAGAGGCCAACAGTAGTAGTATCGAGAGCGGCCATGGGGAACCCATCGGTGCACGTCCAAGTCTCCCCGAATCCATTGAAATTGATGTTGCTGATGAAGGCAATAGTATCATTGGCAGCGAGCTGGGGGTTGCCGCCGTACTTGTTGGCGAGGAGCGATCCCGCGCCACCGGAGGAGGGGCAAGTGCCTGCCGCGATCCCCTCAAAAAACATTCGATTACCCTGATCGTTGCACAAATACCAAGCCTGAGGGGATAGGGAAGTCTGGAGCTGGAAATACCAGTTACCGGGAACCACGAATCCGCCGCTGGATGCCGTATGGGTGCCGGTGCCGGGAAAGGTGAATGTGGAAGCACCGGTCTTGGTGATGGTGACCCCGAGTGTGGAAAGGGAAGTATTATAGAATGAATCGGTGACCTGCGTGAGGTAGACGACCTGACCGGAGATGAGCGTGGAGGTGCTGGGAACCGTGACCGTATTAGTACCGGAGGCAAGGACGACGTTAGTAATGGGGAGACGGTAGGTAGTGGTGCCCCCGGGAGTAGTGACGGTCGCCGGGGGCCAAGCCGGATTGACGCAGGGCTGCCCCTTGAACCCACCGAGAATGTCCGCACCCGGAGGGGGATAGTTATAAGAAGGGGGCGTGGCCTGCCCGAACGCGGAGGCGGCGGCCAGTAGGACTAGCGGTAACAGGCGCTTAAGAATGATCATCCCCTACCTCCCCGAACAGCTAAGAGTGAATGCGTCAGTGCCGGTGCCGGTAAGGACCACGGTGGTAGCCGTGAACGTACCTAGAGTAAGAGCATTGGCCGGTGTCGTGGTGTCGCGCGGCGGCAGGCAATTATAAGAGGATGAGGAACTGAACCCGCCAGCCGGGAACGTAACCGTCTTGGTTCCACCAGAGAGGGTGCCGGACAGTGTAAATGAAGTATCCTGAATAGCAGAATTAGTGCCATTGTCGGTAACCCTCGTGGTTACCCCGGCGTAGGACTGTATGCCCACCTTGGCATTAGTTACCCCTGAATCGTTGATTATCAGACCGTTTGCCAAACCGGCATAGCTGTTAAGACCGATGAGCGGACTATCCATCGTACCGCCGTTTGCGGTCTCGAATTTCGCGCCGATGCCGTTGGCAGTGCCAGTCTCAACCGCTTTATTTCCGTGGAACAATATGTTCGGCATCGCGGTAGTGTTGATGTTGCTCTTGAAGTCGTAACACGTACCCGAACCGCTAGCGGGTAGAAAACAATTATTACCATGGAAATTGACGTCACCACCGGATTGAGCGGTGACGTTGGTAAATAGATAGGCGAATTCTCCGGCATTGGACCCGCAGCCCTCGGACGTGTTGTCGCCGACTTCCAAACGGGCATTATCAACGAAATTGTAAACGGTTTGACACCCACCACCGGAAGTGATGGTGGTGACGTTATGTCCGAAATAGCCCCCAAAATTGTCGCCGATGGTCCAGATCGCGCCGCCCGGGGTGATGCCGTTGTCGATAACCGTGTTGTTGTCGGTGACGCAGGCACCACAGGATGCCTGCCGGAATGCCTGAGGGTTCCCGCCTACAAACTCACAGTCATTGTTGGTGGTATGAATGCGCTGGACGGTATAAGGGAGCGTGCCGTTGTTGCCTCCCGTGCCCTCCCAACAATAGGAATTGCCAGTTCCACTAAGCCATCGAGCGGTATTGTTGCTGATCAGGCCGCCAAGAATGCCCCCGTTACCCAGACCGTGGTACCCTACGCATGCGTCGTTGCTGGTAGTGCCGACCGTCAGTTCGCACCAGTTGCCGTTGGCCTGAAACTGGTGGATAGCGGCAGTTTCGGAGATATACACGCATACATCGTTCAGGGCAGGACATTGGTTGCCATTGGCCTGATTGTCGATGCCCGCCGAGATGCGAATTAGACCGGTCTGCGAAGTCGTAGTGGCGTTCTGTAGGAAATTGTTATTGGCCCGGTCATGGTTCCCGGTCATTACGATCAAGTTATTGACCGTGCCACCATTCCCGTCAATCTTGCAGCCGATGATCTGGTCGTTGTTCCCCTGTAGGTCGAACCCATCATTCGTACCGGTGGTGCGTTGGAGGATAGCCGAACCGTCCAAACAGAAAAGAGTAACGTTATCGTTAGTGATGACGTCAGCGGCAGCGAACGTATAAGTGCCCGGATTACTGAAACAATAGGTACTGCCAGCGGTGTTGGTGGTGCCGACCGCACCCGGGGTGAAGCTGACCGTGCATAGAGCATTGGAACCACCCCCTGCTGAACCGGCAATGGACAAGCCGAGAGCGCTGCGAGTCAAAGTGATGTTGGCACCGGCGACGAGGGCGGTCTCGACGACATCCGCGTCCCAGCTAGTCCCCGATGCGTCCACGGATATCGAGGCGGCCTGACCATTTAGCAGGACAAGAGTACCCGAACCGTTGATCTGGAAGCCACCGGCAGGGGTGATGGTGACGCTGTTGACGGTGGACAGGTTGTTGACGATCTTAAAATTGCACTTAGTAATTCCCAACGTAGCGGGGGTCGGGAGGGCCTCGGAGGCAGCCACGGCCCCGGAGAATCGAATACGATTAGCGCAGTCGGAGGACAATACTGTATCACCATTGGCCGCCTCACGATTGAGAAGACCGTAGAGCGACCAACCTTGAGCGGTAGCAAGGCCTCCTGAGGGCGTGGATAGAAGTATTTCGGGTACACCATTAGGGCCGGTGGGGCCAGCTAGACGGGTAGGAACGCCGGATGCACCGCCGACAATGGAATCCCCGAGTAGGGTCATCGGGCTGATAAGAAGGCCAACACCGTTGAATAGGAATGCATCGGAGGAATTTTTGGTGATGCAGATGTCGCCGGATGAAGCAGCATTGCGCCAGCAGATCGCCTCGGAAGTAGCAAGGCGATATGCGCCGGACGCCGCACCGGTAGATGACCCACCGAACGTATTATTGCCACTGGCGAAGAACTTAGCAAGGACCGGGGTATCGAAGAACCTGCTAACGTCGGTGGTGGCGTCGGAGTAGGTGTCCTGTCCGAAGCGGTTATCCCCGGTACCGGCTTTGTTACGCCACGCAATAAGGTCGGTGGAGGATACCCGGAATGCACCCACGGATGCCGGGGCACCGTTGGCATCAATAAATTCAGCCCCGTACCAGCCCCCAAGACCAGCATTAGCCACGAACAGATCGGCTGGGAGGGTACCGGACGCCGCTTGAGACTTGGACAAGGTTATGTCGGCACTGTTGGCGGCATTGCGCCATGCAATAAAATCGGTTGTGGCTAGGCGCATAAACCCGGAAGAACCCGGATTGAGGGTGGAGGAAGTAATGAGGTTGAACGTCTCGTTGCCCGTATGAATGTTGTTGCCAGAAAATGTGTTATTGAGGGGGAGGATGCTGGTGCCGCCGCCCGAGGATGGGGCAGGGCCGAGGATGGCGGGCGGCGATGCACCGATGGGACCGGTGATGTCTTGAAATGGGCCGGTGACGGTGATGGGGGCGGTATTGAAACAGATGCGGACCGGAGTGACGGCGGGTCCGAGGCCCACAGATTGCGCACAAAGGGTAAAGATATACCCGGACCCGGGCGGGGAGATGACGGAATTGTCCCCAAGGGGGAAGGAGAAGGTGCCAAGGGCGGTCATCGGGAATGGACCGGACGACACCGGGGCAGGAGAACCGGATAACTGGTACTGGATGCCGGAAGCGCCGGTCAGGGTCGCGGATACGGTTCCGTTCGCGTAGACGTTACCGTTCGGGTCGACGACCGTGCCCGTAACGGTAGTCTGCCCCAAGGCAGGGAGGACGAACATCAATAAGGACGCTAGTAATAGGGCTAGTTTACGCACTGGCTGGGGGACCTCCCGGCCCCTTCTGCTCGGACTTCTTGGGCGGCGTGGCGGCGGAAGCGGTCGCGCCAGCCGACCCGTGTATCTGGGCGTTGGACTTCCCGGCATCCTGAGTCTTCTGCTGCATGGCCGCCATCTGGGCCTGCTTGATCTGCTGCTGCTCAAGCGCCTGATTGGTGAGCTGGATGTGCTGCATGAGGGCCTGCTTGGCCTCGGGCTTCCATTGATCGAATTCAAGGGATTTGACGCGGGATGTATGAATGAATAGGTGAATACCCAAGTCCTCGATGCCCACCATGGGCTGGAGAACCTGGCCGTTCTCCTTCATGGCTTGATTCTCAAGACGGGCGCGGGTGGCGTCGAGATTGAACGACTTCATCATACCCGTCTCGCCGAATAATTCGTAGATGCGCTGCCGGACGTCCGGCTGATTGATGTCCAGAGCACCTTTATCCCACATGGTCATCATCTCGGACTTTCTTTCATCGCGGGTGCGGGGCATGCCGTGTTGCGATGCGAGTACCGTGATGCACTTGTCGAGGTCGGCCTTCTTGAACTGCATGATGTCGGCGGTGGACCCGGGGCCGCAGATGGCGACGAGCTGCACGTTGGTCAGGTACTTCTGCGCAAACTTGAGTGCCTTTCTGCCGGTCTCCTTCCAGAGGGAGGACCAGTTCTCCTGCGGCTTGGAGAACATCTGCTCGGCCTGCCCCCGAAGCTGCTGGATGGCGGAGGCGGCGACGATGGCACCTTCCTGCTCGCCACGGAACGCATTAACCGCCATAGAGATGTTTTGGAACTCAGCATGGAGGTTATCGCGCTGCTTATAAACGCCATCATCGAGGTGCCCGGACTCCATGCGGTGAGGCTCCTTGCTATTCGGCGAAACGGAGCGCCACTTGATAAATTTGTCGGCACGGCCAGTGATCTCCCCCACGAGCGTATTGGCATCAATGACAATCGGGTCGCTCGCGCTAGTCATGGCATGAAGCTTAATGATGGACTCATAGGCATTAAGCTCGCGCTGAATCTCGGCCAGATCGAAGGCCACGGAGCGGGCGACAAATAGGGTGGGCATATCCAGATAGCCGCCGATGGTGATCGGGTGTTCCGGAAATTGCCACTCCTCGTAGTGAGCGGCCTTATCATTGATGGAGACGCAATAGAAGCCATTGGGGAAATCCTTGACATGACTCGGGGGCACGTACATCTGCAGAGTCATGCAGGAGTCCTTGGCGACTATCGTGGACGAGGAATAACCCGTATACCAGAAGTTCAGGGCGTGCTCGTAGGTGACGGAATAACCATCGGGCCAAATGGAATCGGCGGAGGCATCGAACCCGTCCCAGCGGAAGAAGATGTCGTCCAAGGTCTTGCGCTTGGCAAGCAGGAAGTAGGGGGAATCATCGAGATCGAGAGCGCCCGGGCGGGGAATTGCGTATAGCATGTTCTCGATGTCGCAATGAATGCAATACTCGTACTGATCCTCAGTCTTGGGGTTGCCGTCCTCTCCCAATTCCGGTTCGCCGGGTATCTGAGTACGTTCGACCTGTAGGGGGCCGCCGCACTGCGGGCAAGTCTCGGGAGGACTCATGCCCTCGGGGGGAGCAGGCATCGGGGTAACGGTGTCGCACTTGGGGCAGGTGGCGGAAATGCCCGGAACCGGAGCGCCGGGGACGGGCGAAGTCCCGATCTTCTTGCGGAACGGGTAAACGTTCGTCATGACGCCACCGGCCAAGACGAACAATTGGGCGGCGACACCGGACTTGTCCTTGACGGTCTTGTAGGGACCGTGGAGGCCGTTGGTCGTGAAGAAGTAATCCAGATACTTATTGCAGACGTTGGTGACCTGCATCGCTACGGGATCATCGTCCGGGGAAGGCTCAACGTCTACTTCTGGGATCTTGAAGAAGTTGGAGCACACGGCATCGACGGTGGGGGAAAACCGATTAATGCGCGGGCGGGGCACCCAATCGTCGCTTGGCTGCTGGGGCTGCCAGACCTTGCGGGCGTCATCCCACTCAATCCAAGTCTGGTTGGCGTACATGAGGATGGCCTGCCAGATGGACTGGTGGTAGACCACGTAGGCATTCTTGAGGTCATCCCACATCCGCTGCGTGAAGGATAGGGCATTTGTTTGCCCCTCATCGTCCTTGCCCGTACCGTTGCCGGACAGACCAAGGGCCGACCCGGCTTTCCCGAGTAGGCCCTTGACGCTCTGTAGGAGGGAAGACATCGAGGTTTAGTTAGGGTTCCCTATGCAGAAATACTTAATGACGTCCGTACCGGTGCCGGTGAGGGTGAGCGTGGTGACCGGAGGGCCGCCCGACGTGATGGCCGTAACTGTGTTGGCGATGGTGGTCACGTCCTGAGCAAAGCAATTGGGCGTCGCCTGATACGGGATGACGAACGTAATAGCCTTGGTGCCACCGGCAAGCGTGGCGAGGCCGGTAACGTCCTGGTTGGTGCCAGCGGCAAGAAGGTGTGCACCAACAGGCTCGCCCACAGCCCACAGGGCGGGGACGCGCTGGTCGGTGATGGAACCGTTGCCGCCGTTGCCACAGGCCGTGGCATTGCATACCACGACGGCAATAAAGATCTCGCCGCCCTGCGGTTGGAGGACGGTGGAAGGGACGCCGGGCTGTCCGGGAGCGGACCCGGGACCGACTACGGCGGTCCGGGCGTAGGCGGCAGGGGCAGCACAGTTGTAGAAAATGCCATAGGTGGTGGAGGGAAGCAGCGTGATCTGTAACTGGCCCATGGACTGAAACTCGCCGCTACAGAACACGGTGCCAGCAGATATCTGAACGACGAAGTTGGAGGCAGGATTGGTGACCACGCCGCCGACCGCCGCCATCTGAGCGCCTGCGGTGGGGGCAAGGTAATTAGTCGCTAGAACCTGCCCGACCAAAGCGGACGGGGATTGCTGGGCATAGATGATGGTACCATTCTTGGCGATGCGGTTGCCGGTAAGTCCCGCGATGAGCAGGGAGACCGCCAGCACCGTAGTCAGCCGGGCCAACGTTGACCACTTATTCAACCTCTTATTCATTGTGTTTTCCCTCCTAAGGGACTTACCTTGACCTGAACTTGTGGTGGCTTGGGATCAAACCAGCCCGGGGAAGGCTCGAGAACAGCCTGCCGGGGCTGGGGAAGGACTAGATCGACCTTTCCCGACCGCGCCAGAGCCTCGGTGAGCCTGTCGCACCGCTCCTGAACGTCTATTCGCGCCTGTTCCGACGCGAGGAGAGCATTTTTGTACGCGGAGTCCCGAAAAAACAGGACTAGGGCGACGACTAGGACGCCTAGAAACAATACGCCGAGTATGGCGAGGACGATCATTAACCCTTCAAGCCCCCCGAACCGTGTATGCCCATGCCGCCGACGTGCACGCCGTGGGTCCTCCCGCCTTGGAACATGCGGGAGGCATTACGGACTTTCCCGAGAAGGCGTCCACCGCCCCCTAATCCGTGTCCAGCACCCCCGCCGCCCGAGTGCTGAGACTTCATGATGGCATGGCGGAATCCATGCATGGAGTGGGGATTGCCGGGGAGGGAAGAAGACTCGATGTCACTGGTTCCACCGCCACCGGGAGCGCTGCCGGGGACGCCTTCCTGCCCGGAATGGCCGAACCCGCCGCGCTCCAGAGGATCGACGACGGAGCCTATGGCGCGGTCGCCCGTGCCTCCGCCGCGACGGGTGGAAAGTTCGTCGGCGGTACGCCCTAAACCGTTAGTGCCGCTGCTCATTGGGGTGGCTCCTCTTCCGGCTCTTCTTCGCCGGGTTCCTCAGGCTCTTCCTCGCCCTCTTCCTCCGGTTCTTCGCCTTCGGGCTTGGGAGGGGGCATTCCCCCGCCCGCGCCTCCCGCCGTCAATTCGGAGTGGACGCGGCAGAATCCGGCAGCGGTGATGGGGGCTGCGACCTTGGCGCAGGGCTGCCCCTCTCCTTGGAAGGCGGCACAATTGCCGCAATTGAGTCCGTCAGGAGCGTATCCAGCGTCTTCGGGGGTAAGCAAGCCGCCCGGCGCTCCTCCCGCTCCCGGAGGACCGACTTGCGGACCTCCAGCTGCAGCCGAGTCATTGGGGCTTGGAGGAACTGGCGGTCCCGCAGGATCGCGTCCAAGGATCGAACGTACGAGAGCGTGTTTGTCAGCCACGCCGAAAGGTGCTGAGCCTTGAGCCACATGTCACCCCCTAATGGTAGAAATCATAAGCTCGCCCGGAACGGCGGTAGCATGGTAAAGATCCGCGAAGCTACGCATTCGCATGTTGGACGGGGAGATTAGAAATACTGCCTCGGTGATGGTGGGGAAGCGTGACAGTGCGTCGGCCATGGCCCTGTCGGTGAGGCGGATGGCGACCTTGCGCGAGACGATCGACGGGGCGATATCGACGTCGGTGATCAGGGCGATGGGACGCCAGATCAGGCGGCCACGAGGACGGTCGGGGGGTCCCTCGATGACCACCACGTCCCTCTTATCGATATGGCGCTCGGGGAGCATTCAGTCGTCGAGTCCCACGGGACCCTTACCGAATCCAGTCGGCAAGGAGGGAAGGTTGTGGGGATGAGAACCGTGGGCGCGATGGGCACCGTGATTCTTGAACCCCTTACCGGCATGGGACTTGCCGCGAATGCCCTCGTGGCCACCGTGATGGACGCCCGCAAAATGAGCACGAATGCGGCGATCGGCACTGCCGCCGCCCTTTCCGCCGCCGTGGGCTATCTCCGTACTCTTATGGCCGCCCGGGAGCATGCCGTGACCGGAAGTGCCGTGGCTGGTCGCGACCCGGTGGCCGGAATGCTCGAATCCGCCCCGGTTGGAGTTAGGGATAGAGGTACGAAGAGCGCGGCCTGTGTTGACGCCCCCGCCCCCGTTATTGCCCTTCTTGTTGTGAGCCGGGCTGACCGGCCCCTTACTGAATCCACCCTTCATAAGCTACCTCCTTAATAGCCGGAATAGTTACCTCGAACGGAATCGTTAGGCGGCTCGAGTTGGCCCGCCGCACCCGCTTGGCGCATCGCTACTCTGTTTCGTAACGGCGGGGCCGAGTGTAGCATAGCCTGCCCAAGCCCGTCAATGGGGGGCTGGGGCACCTGTGGCGTAGGCATCACCGGGGGGGCTGCCTGAGCAACCGGGGGACCGGGGGGAGGAGGCGTCACGGGGGGCACTGCTCCCATGCCTCCACCTGCACCGGGCCTTCTCACTACGGGGGGCTGCATCGCTGACGGGGGCATCATGGCCATTTAAGCAACCGGTCCTTTGCCGAAACCGTGAGCGGCCCCGGCGTGCTTCTTATTAATGTGGCCCGGCAAATGCTTCGTCGGGGTTGAAGCGAAATCGTGAAGCTGTCCGTGGGACATTTTCAATAGCCCCCGGTTGCGCTTGTATAGCTTGGACGGGTTATGCTCCGCTATAGCCATTGCGGCCTGTTCGGCTTTAGATACGCTGGGCATTATTGTATTCTGTCCCCCCACCAAGTGTTGTCGTTGGTGCCGGTGTGCCCAAACCTCTTGGCCCAATTGTCGTGGGTACGCATCAACAATTGATCTTGCGTAGAGAAAGATAGGAGATCGCGTTCCGTACGGGCGGGAGGCTCCGGTCTAGACATAAGGATATAGCGCTTGTTGTCTAGGCCGTGGTCTTCCCCGACATACCGGACGGTCCCCCGTTCGGTGATCGTCTTGCGGAGTCCGATGATGTCCCGAATGAGGCCCGGACAATTCTTCTTAACGATAAAAGTGGAAGGACTGCCAAGAGCGCCAGTAACAGGATGGCGATGTAGGGGTTTGGGGTGGAGATACTCAGCCACCAAATTAATACCAGACTCCAGAGCGTTATAGGCAGGGATAGCAGGGATGCCATTGCGGCGGTACTCGTCGATGTTAGCGAATAGCTCAGTTTTGCCCTGATTGACCTTAGCAGTGGTCGAGGGGTCGATAAGAATATATTCGAACCCGTAAAATGATGGGACGATACCCGGGTCCTTCTTAGCATTGTCCACCGCCTGTTTTTTGCCGCAGAGGAGCACCGCCCGGTCCATTAAGGCCGCCATCCCCCGGGCGTGTTCGCTGATAAGCTTGTTCTTCTCCCGATATTCAAGTAGGCTTACCGTGTTCCCGTCCGGGTCGATGCCTTCGATAAGCATGTCCGTCGTGCCGGTAGAGCCATGATCGATCGAGGCCACAAGTATAAGGGATTTAAGGTAACCTTCCGGCGGGACGTCGATGCAGTGAATTTTCTCATCGAACTCCTTGAATACCTGCCCGGTGGACGTCTTCCATGACCCTCTTAAGTACTTCTCCACCCACTCCTTCGGAGCGTCCATCTCCTGATCGGCCACCCAATTCGGCGGCAGGTATATATTGTCCTCAGGGAGGAATTTGATGAATATCTGGTGCCCGTTGCTGACCACTTTTAGTTCGGGGTCATTCTCGGTCGGCTCAATGATCGGCCAGAAGCGGTCGTGGACCCATCCCGGCTCCGGGTTAGACCCCAGCATGGCCATATATGGAGGACGGGACCCGTTGGGGAGCACCCAACAGAGCTGCGCAAGTAGCTGGCGATAAGACTCTGGAGATATTTCGGACGGCTCATCGACCGCGAATTGGCCAAACTCTTTACCCTTGGACGATTCCGCGTCATGCTCATCCCCCAGCCCGGTATAGTGCATTATGGACGGCTTACCGGAGGTCCGGATAGTGATCAGCCGGTCGGTCTTGTGATGATTGAGGATCAGCTCCTCGGGCACCAGCATGTCCCAAGTCACCATAATAGATTGTTTCAAGTCCGTGAGGTCCTGCCGGAACATGCCCAGACGGTTGCCGGGGAACAGGCAGGCCAGCATAGCCAACTTCTGGCATAGGCTGGCGGACTTGGCACCGCGCTTCGCCCCGCCGCACAGCTGCTCCCGCTCCGTGGCGTTTATAAAGGTAGACTGCTGAGGACCCACGGGATTGCCAAGGTAGTACTCCGACCGGCCAATACTGATGATGATGGGGGTCCCGTAGGCCGGATCGCGGCCCGTCTCGGCGAAAATGCGGGTATCACCGTTATGGGCAACCTTAGTGATACTCACTGGACGGGTCCCTTAACCTTCCTATCCTTATGGACCTTTGCCGCGAGCCTACTAGTACTCTTGATACGTTTCGTTTCCTTCGGGGGCAATTTCGGAATGGTTGACTCGCGTAGAGAACCCGGTGCGGGCTGGTTCCCGCGATTACTTGTTCCCACGATGCTACTAGTACCCTTCGCTTCGGTTTTGCTTTGCTTCATCCAGCTTGGCTCAGCAGAGCCAAACCGAACCGCCACGCCGACGGCGACCTGCTGAGCAGGGGGCGCGCCTTCGTTCCGCTCCCCACGGGCCAGACGCTCCAGCTCGACGCCCGTTCGCGCGACCTTGACCAGCGCATCGACGTCCAGCTCCTCGGGCAGGAGGCGCGACGCTCGCTTTGCCGCCGTGGCGACCAGACTTTGCGCGAGCTGAGCGTGCCGGTCAGCCGCCATGAGCCTCGACTCGACCGACCGAACTTTGGCGAGGTCGAGTAGCGCTAAATCGCTTGCCTCGACTCTGCCTCGCCAACCAAAGTCACGCGCCAAACGAACGAGCTTGTGCAGAGCCAAACCAAGCTGCAGAGCGACACGCTCAAGGCTTCGGTCGGTGCCCATGTCGCGATAGACGCAGAACGCTCGGAAGGCGGAGGCTGACTCGCGAGGACGGCGGTCCCACGGGGTCGGAGCAGGGGAGGAGCGGACGGCAAGAAGAGTCTCGGGGGCTTGGCTGCTGGACACGAAGGCAGGGGAACACGCCGAAGCCAAGCCTGTCAATCTCCCTTGACACCGTGTGCGGGTAGACACACTTTGAGGCATAAAGCGCTTTGCCGGGAAGTAATCAAGGCGATACCTCTATTGGCGAAGTCGCCATACAGCAAACGCTGTATTGACAGACAGTGCGGGCCTGTGGTAGACTGAGGCATGGTCGGGAGCGAACGAGCTGAACGGCCAAGGAGCGACACCGATGGACACGAACAAGCAGATGCAGGAGCAGGGCACAGCAGCAGCCGTCCCGCTGCCCGGACTTAAGGCGGCGCTGGCGCGAGCGGCCAAGGGCAAGCAGGCGGCAGAGCTACCCAAGCGGGCGAAGAAGGTAGACGTGCGGGCAGGTGCGAAGGCGATAGCCAAGGCCGTAGCCAAGGGCGTCGTCAAGCACGCACCCAAGGCCGAGACTGAGCAGGAGCGGCAAGCGAGGCTCGCCAAGCTGCGCGTCAACAACTGCCTGTGCGGGTGCGGCACGAAGGTCAAGGGGCGCTTCGCACAGGGGCACGACCAGCGCGTGCGCGGGATGATTGCGCGCAACGAGCTGAACAACACGCTGAGGCAGGCCATCGGCAGGCACGTGGTTGTGCCGGAGATCGAGCGCCCGAATCAGCCCGTGCTGCTCGGGGTGGGGGCATAAGGGCAAAGGCGGTGCAGCGATGACCAAACGCAAACGGCGTGGCGGTGTCGCGAAGGGCGTAAGAACCGCCAAGTCACCGGGCATCGGCGGGGGGCTGTTGAACCCGCCGACGCCCCTAACCACGCTCATGGGCACGATCACGCTGGGACAGCTCAGCAGGAAGCTGGGCGTGTCCATGAGCATGCTGAGCAAGGTGTTCAACGGCAAGAGGACTCCGGGCATGAGGCTCGGGCGGGAGCTGGCGTTCGCGCTCGGAACGACGGTGGACCGCCTGATGCTCGTGCTCGATCTGGTGCAGGAGCAGCGCAAGAAGGAGCAGCAGGAGCAGGCAGCACAAAAGGAGCGACACGATGACGTCAGTAATCAGCCGGATTCCACGGATACCGGGACAACCCGGTAAGCCGAACTACGCGTACGGAGCGCCACAACACAACCTGCCACGCGATCAAGAAGTGCCCATAAGACAACTCAAGCCCGGAGAGAGGTTTCGCTTGGACCTGCCCATCGCCAACAAGATGCACTTCGGCACGCTCGTCCGGATAGGGCCGGGCACAGCCATGGTCATCATGGACGGCCACGAGCAGGAGCGCCACTTCAACACCAAGGAAGGATCGGTATCGTTCGTGCGGACGACGGGCGGGCCGACGTACTGGTCAACCAGCACGCCCGTGGTTCCGGTCGGCGAGACGCGAGACGTAACGAGGTTCCTCAGCGCACCAGAAGCGGCAGTGACAAAACCACAAGCACCACCAAAAGGAGAAGCACAGATGACAGCACAAGCGGTAGGACTCCCGGGCATCGGTAAGCACACGAAGACGGCGGCACAGACGGCCAAGGCCAATGCGGCAGAGCGCAAGGCGAAGGCCAAGACCGCCCCTCGCGTCAAGAAGGAGGTCGTGCTCAACGACTGCCTCTGCGGCTGCGGTACGCAGGTGAAGGGCAGATTCTCGATGGGCCACGACGCGCGGTACTACGGCTGGCTTCGGGCGATCGTCAACGGCGACGAGAAGAAGCTCGCCAACGTGCCCCCGAAGTTCAAGATGGGGCACCCGAAGGCCAAGGCGGCGGCAGAGCTGAAAGCGTCCGGGCACTGAGGCAGGGCCGGATCAGTGACCTCGGATGGACGAGGCCCGCTCCAATTCCCTTGCGGCGGGCCTCGACATCTCCCTTAAGGAGCGACACCATGAGCGACTCGTACAGCAACTTCCGTGAGGCCCGGGCCGTCATCCTCTGGGCCGCAGTAGCAGCCTTAGTCCTCTTCACTGCCCTCGCTTGGGTTCTCGATTTTTAGCCCGCCGAAGTCCCCGCCATCGGGCCGCACTATTGACAGGCTGTGCGGCCCCGTGGTACAGTAGCCGTACGCTAGTGACGGGGCCGGAAACGTCATAGGCCCAATAAGCGGTCGAGCGTCTGCGGATGCTGGCCGCCCCACCGGGCAAGTGTCGCTCCGCCCGGCCCCGTCCAGCGTAGGAGCGGCAGCCCCCATGGCAGCAGTGCGCAGTACAAGATCTTCTGTAGAGCACAGCATAATCCCCCCGTGGCCGCGTAGCACACGGTGTAGCACACGGCTACGTGCTACCGTAGCACAAGGAGATGCCCCGGATGGCCAAAGACGATCGAGTGATTCCCCTGCCCGGCAAGTCTACGATGTCCGAGTTCATGGTGCCCGCGCAGGACAAGCTGGGGCACTCCGCGACGGTGCACTGCCGCGTGCCCCCCGGCATGCTGCGCGACATCGAGAAGCTGATGGTCCACAAGGAGGTTTTCGGCTGGGAGACGCAATCGGACTTCCTCAGGTGGGCGATAAGGTACGGATTCGACTACGCGGCCAAGAGGTCGAACGACAAGCAGATACTCAACTACGGCGCGGAGAGGCGGGCCATGGAGGAGGCGCTCATCGAGGAGCAGCAGCACATGATGTTCAAGACCGACATGGAGAAGGTGGAAAAGACCGTGCAGATGATGGAGAGCGACGGGCACCGCGACCGGATAGTGCCCCTGCTGCTGAGGATGAAGGAGAGGATAGCGCGGATCGAGGAGAAGTACTGGCGCGAGCATTGGAGGAAGGAATTCACGCGGAAATTCAACTACTACTTGAGGCCGGTGAGCCTCACGGACTTTGACGACGGGGATGGGTAGGGGGATAGGGGGAGATAGGAGGACGCAAATGGGCGACACGGAGACGGGAAGCTGGGGCAGCAGGGAGCTGGGCGGGTACATCAGACGCGAGGAGGCAAGGAAAATGGCTGGAGAACATCGGCAGGGAGAATTGGAAGTCAGCTTGAGGATGAACGGTGCGGAAGTGGCGACGACGAGAATAGGGTGGCCGAATCCGTACGAGATCGAGCACGGGGGAAAGAAGTGGTGGTTCAGCGGGGAAATGGACGGGAAGGGAAGGCCGATATACACGGACAAAGAGGCCAAGGTTGACTTCCGATGACTGAGGGCAATCGGGAACGGCTGGAAGCTGCGCTGCGCGAGTTACCCGGAGTGGACTTGTATTACGAAGATGGACAGGTTGTAGGGGCTATCAATTTCCCTCACGCTGGCGAATACGTGCTACGCAAAGACGCGCTAGCCGCCCTCGCCACCTCCGTCACTGAGCCGGATGGCCTAAAGAACGCTCTTAGGTGGGCATTGCGTGAAGGACGAAAAGGATTCTATACGGTCTCAGAAGGCGCTGGAGTTTTTTACCACTGTCGCTTCTGTCATGCAGTTTCAGAGAATCCCGATAAACTGAATCACGAGGATGCTTGCGAATATTTCCACGCTAAGAAGGAGGCCCAGTGACGCCGGACTTATGCCAACGAATCACAGATTATCTGACATGCGGAGGGTTGTTTAACCCGGAATCTGCGCTGCACGAAAGAGTGCGAGATTTGCTGATTGAGTGCCGCACAGAACTTGAGGCGCGGGCCGTCGCAGAGAAGGCTCCTGCGCCACTTCGTAAGCAACTTGAAGACCTAGTAGCGAGAGCGGAATGGCACCGTGAGCAGGACGCGGCGCTGGCCGGGGTCGCGCAGGAAGTCCCAAAAGGAGGTGACACTTTGCCGGAACGATTTGACCGGCTTCACAAGCAAGAGTGGGGGAGCACCGAGCCGCTGAATTCAACGAGTGCGGCCAGTCCACTGAACGCGGATGAGATTGTGGATGAATGCCTAGACCTATTCCCACAAGACCCTATTTTTGATGAGAACGTGTTGACCAGTATAATTCGTAAGAAACTTCTGGCGCTCAAGGGCCGCTTCACATTAGCTGCACCACAGGTGCGTGAGGAGACGGTTCGACTGGAGGAAGCGCGTTGGTGGAGGGGCCGCACCGATGGGATACACATGGGCGATTGCCGATGCAATTTATGCGACCATATTCACGAACTGGAGCGGGCCGCGCTGGCCCCGCGCGAAACGGAGGAAGGGAAATCGTGAGCACCTGCCCCACCAATGTCGGCCTCCCTGCCCGCTTCAAGTATTGGCGTCCGGGCCAGCAGCTCGCCATCGACCGCGCCCTCAATAGCCCGGCAAGGTTCATGGCCATGTGCATGCCCACGGGCAGCGGCAAGAGCCTCGTGTACGTCGCCCTGTCCCGGGCATTTGGGCGTACGTGCATCCTTACCTCCACCAAGGGGCTACAGGACCAGCTCATCCGGGACTTCCGCGAGATCGGCATGACCGACATCCGGGGCATGAATAATTACGAGTGTCTCGCCGTGGGACAGGAGGGCGAATTCCCGTTCTTCAAGGACGATTCTCAGCCGGTCGCCTGCGACGAGGGGCCGTGCACGGGAGGATTCCGATGCGAAATGAGGCAGGCGGGGTGCACGTATTTTGACGCCAAACGCACCGCCACCCGGTCGGAACTGGTGGTGACGAACTACTCGTACTGGCTGAGGGTCATGAATACCGGCAAGGAGGACGCCGGGCTGGGGAAATTCGACCTGCTGGTGCTGGACGAGGCACACGGTGCACCGGACGAGCTGAGCGACTACCTGAGCGTGGAGGTCGGGGCGGCAGAGCTGGAGCAACTCATCAGTGAGGGATGGCCGGGGGAGCATCCGGAATTCGATTGGTGGCGCTCTTGGGCCGAACGAATATCAAGCGTTGTAGGCGGCCAGATAGCGGAGGCGGAGGAAGATCGGCAGCCGACCCGGGCGGCATTGCGCCACCTCAAGGCCCTAAGGAGCCTGCGCGACCGCTTGGGACAGGTCAAGGACGCTAAGGGGGAGTGGGTTCAGGAGAGTTACCGGGATATGCGGGGCAGTCGCAAGCTTAAGTTTGATCCGGTCTACCCGAAGGAGTACAATGGAGCGCTATTTGCAGACGTACCTCACGTGCTTATGGTGTCTGCCACAGTTCGACCTAAGACTCTTGACCTGCTTGGACTCGGCCCCTCGGGAGCTGGTGGACAGCGCTTGCACGATTTTATGGAGTCAAATGTGGCCTTCCCGGTCGCTCGTCGGCCCGTTATTTATGTCCCTACAGTGAGAATGAAGCACGGCATGGACAACGGCGACATGATCTGGTGGGTGAACAGAATAGACCAGATCATCGACAAGCGCAAGGACCGGAAGGGCATCCTGCACACGACCAGCTACAAGAGGGCGGAATTCTTCATGGCCCACACGAGGCACGGGGAGATATGCGCCCTGCCCCGTGGCCCCGCAGTACGGGGGGCCGTCGCCGCATTTAAGGGAGAGGCTCCGGATGAATCGGCAGGGCATCCGGCGCAGCTATCTTATGTGCGACTGCTGGTATCCCCCAGCCTGACGACCGGCTACGACTTCCCGGGGGACTCCTGCCGGTACCAGATCGTGGGGAAGATTCCGTTTCCAGACACAAGGTCGAAGGTGCTCCAAGCCCGGGAGGCGCACGACAAGGACTACGGGGCGTACGTGGCGATGCAAACATTGGTGCAGACCTGCGGGCGGGGCATGAGGTCGGCGGACGACTGGTGCGAGACCATCATCGTGGACAGCAACTGGTCGTGGTTCCTGCCGAGGTACAAGCATTTTGCGCCGGACTGGTTTATTAAGGCGTGCAGCACCAGCAATCTGGTGCCGGACGCGCTTAATTTGTAGTATTGACAGGGTGTGTGGCAGTAGTGTACGATCATCTCACAGGAGGGCACTAAACATGCCGATTCAAATGCAGAAGAAGGCGGGGCAGCAAGCAGGAGCGGGGGCAGGGAAGCAGTCGGGGGCACCGGCAGGGCAGCGGGGCGCAATGGCGGAAGGCTCACCGGTGTCGCTCAGGCCATCGGATCAGGTTTCCGAGGGCCTGTTGGACGATTGCGACGTGACGTTCGAATCGTTCATCTTCACGCTGGAGGCACCGCCGAATTACAACGCGGGGGACGCGGTGCCGCTGTTCGTAAAAGCCTCCTTAGCGGTGGACGGGGGCGAAACGGTGGAGCAGTGGTGGTCAGCCGGGGACTCCTCGAAATTTCAACCATCCGAGGACGGAGATACGGCGGTAAGGGTCAAGGGTTCGGGGGGGCTGGGGCAGGGCACCAACGCTGCGGCGCTCTTCCGGTCGATCGTCGATGCGGGGTTCCCCGAGGACAAGATCACTGCCGGTTTATCCTGCTTCGTCGGAATGAATGCCCACATGCAGCAGGTAGCCATGAACAGGAAGGGGCTACCGGCGCAGGAGGGCAAGAGGCCGTCAACCACGCTGCTGGTGGCAAAGATCAACCGGCTACCGTGGGAGCAAGCAGGGAAAGTTGCCCCAAAAGGCAAGGCCGCTACGTCCACGAAGACAACCCCCGCGACCCGGACGGCCCCGGCGGCCTCAAACGGTGACGTCACCGATGACGCTGCGGCCATCATCGCCACCATCCTCGCCAAGGGGCCGTGCAAGTCGGCCTCCCTCCCGGCCAAGGCGTTCCCGCATCTGGCGGGGAAGGCTAACCGGGCGGACATCCTCAACCTGCTCAAGGACGCGGACTTCCTTGTCGCGGCATCCGAGGCGGGCCACTTCCAATTCGACGGCGAGACAGTCAGCGCCAACGAATAACCCTGATGGACCTGATAGAGTTGCGGACGGACGAAACGGTCTTTAGGCCCAAGGGGCCGGGCCGTTCGTCCGGGGTCCACGTCAGCGAGATCATAAGGAGCATCGAAAATGAGGTCACCAAACCCGGTAAGCGACGACCCTACGACAGCCTCACCAGCGATGAAAAGAGGCGGATGGGGGCTTATGTTACCGGAGGTTTTGCATGGGAAGAAGTTATCCGGGAGGCTGTGGTTGCGATGCATCTCGCCAGTAGCGATAGATTTATTCCTCCCGGGGAGCTTGAACTCGACGGCATTCATGGTACTCCCGATTGGTTCGATACTGAGGATTGGTGCATCGAGGAGTTTAAAGCAACGTGGCGTAGTAGTAGGCGGCCCATCACCCAAGACTTCTGGCACTGGTGGGTGCAGATAAGGGCATACTGCCACATGCTGGGGGTAAGGACGGCGAGGCTCCGGGTGTTCTTCGTAAACGGGGACTACCGGAATAGCGGCCCTCAGATCAAGATGTGGCAGGCGACATTCACACCGGAGGAATTGATTATGAATTGGGCAATGTTGCACCAGCACGCAGTGGAAAAAGGATGGCTGCATGGCTAAGAGTAGCGGGTTTGTACTGGCGGAGTCCCGGGTCAAGCCCCGACTCATCGCATCCATCGATGGCCTTGAGAAGTGCGGCAAGGACCATTTCTCATTCACAGCACCCGGCCCCATCGCCGTCATCTCCATCGATACCGGCCTTGAGGGCGTCATTCAGAAGTTCCAGAAGGACAAGAAGATTTACGTGTCCGACCACCAGTTGCCCCTCACCGAGGGCATGACCATAGAGAAGGCAGCAGAACTGTCGCGCGTAGTGTGGAAGGGCATCCGGGCCGACTACGCGGATGCTCTGGCGACCCCGGACATAAGAACGATAGTGTGTGACACCGGGACGGAGATGTGGGAGTCGTGCCGCATGTCGTGGTTCGGCAAGCTGACCGAGGTGATGCCGCACCACTACGCCAAGCCCAACGGGGAGTGGAGGAATCTGGTGAGGATGGCGTTCGACGGGGACAAGCAGGTGCTGTTCCTCCACAAGCTTAAGGATGAGTACGTAGGCAAGAACCGCACCGGGGAGTTCAAGCGGTCGGGAATGAGCGATATGGGATTCCTAGTGCAGATGGCGGGAAGGTGTTGGAAGGATGCGGCGGTGCAGGCCGTGCCGGACAAGTTCCACTTCCTGATTACGGACTGCAGGCACAAGCCCGAACTGGAGGGGCTAGACTTCCCGGGGGAGGAGTGCAACTTTCCGACGGTAGCGAGCTGGGTGCTGTACGGAGACGATCAGCACGTGAAGGAGTTCTTATGAACCGGAAGCAGCTGTACTACCACCACGATAAGCTGTGCGCCAACGCCAAGGCCCTGATGCAGGACAAGAACGCGGACTATGGCGAGAACGATGACCCATTCCGCAACTTCCGGGAATTCGGCCAGCTGGGCATTCTCGTCAGGCTGAGCGACAAGCTGGCCCGGTTGCGGACGTGGGTCGAACGGGGGGTGTACCAAGTAAAGAGCGAGAAGGTCGAGGATGTAGTACTGGACGTAATAAATTACGCCGTGCTGTTTAGCGGCTACGGGGAGGATGGGCATGCTGGCATTGTCGATATCGATGGCTGGGAAGATCGAGGCCGAGATAACGAAGTCCGTAAAGAACCACGGTCCTTTGCCGATGGACCTATGCCGAATCTCGGCCATTCTTTCGGCGGAGTGCGGAGAGGTAGCCGAAGCGGCGCTGGAATACACAAGGGAAAAGGCGGATTCGGCAAGGAGTGCCGCAAACCGGGCACATCTGGAAGAGGAGATAGCACAAGTCGCCGCAGTAGCCCTCCTGTGGCTCGCAAGATTGGAGGGGGGCGCTAATGGCGGTACCTAAGCCCATCGTCCTAATTCAGGGGGCGCAGTGGGGCAGCGAGGGCAAGGGTATGGTGGCGGCGGCCCTGGGCGCACGAAGGAAGGTAGACATCTGCGTCCGCACGGGAACCGTCAATGCGGGCCACACCGTATATAAGGACGGTGTGGCCTACAAGATGCAGCAGCTCCCGGTGGGCTGGGTGCACGGCGCGGATCTGGTGATCGGCCCCGGGGCCTACATTCACCCGGACATTTTCTACGGTGAATTGAAGATGGTGCGGAACGCCGGATACCGGGGCCGGGTGATGGTGGACTTCCGGTGCGGCCTGCACCTGCCCGAGCACACAGGCCGGTCCACTTTGTCGGGACGACATTATTCCATGGGGGCTACCGGGAAGGGCTGCTCCGAGGCCATCATCGATAAAATTCGCAACCGGGGTAGCGGCGGGTTGGTGTTCAGGGACTACCCGCAGGAACCGCTACCCACAGGTGAGGGATGGGAGTTCAATGACACCGTAGAGGTGCTCAATGGAGCGTACGATGCGGGGAAGCAGATTCTCGTGGAAGGCACGCAGGGAACTATGTTGGATTTACATATCGGCCCTTACCCTTTCACTACTCACAAACAGTGCACTGCTGCTGCTTGGGTCACTGAGGCCGGATTATCTCCGTCCTTGGACTACGAAGTGGTGCTGGTGGCTAGAACTTATCCTATTAGGGTTGCTGGGAACAGCGGACCTATGGATGAGGAGATTACGTGGCCAGAGCTGGCGCGAGAGATCAATGAGAAGTTGAAGGCGAAGGGCCTGCCCCCCCGAGTGGAGGAGTGGGCGCTAAGAAGGTTCGACACGGCATGGGCCGTAGCCGATCGGATGGACTACGCCTCGGAGTATGAGAAGTTGAGCGAGCAGAATAGGCGGGCGTTCCAGCAGCTCGATGAGGCGACGGTGGCGGAGCTGGGTAAGCTATTCGAGTTCACCACGGTGACCAAGAAGTTGAGGAGGGTGGCGAGGCTGGACATACCGCTGCTCAGGTACAGCGTGATGATAAACCGCCCGGATACTCTCTGCCTCACGTTCGTGAATTACGAATTCCCCGAACTGTGGGGGGCCAAAGAGTTCCCCCCATACCCCCGGGCCACGGACCCGGTATGGGATTACTTGTTGCATTTGGGCAATTCGTTGGGTCATGACGTGAACCTCGTAACGACCGGCCCCGAGGCCGCCCACTTCCATGATATTGGTCGATGATAGGGTGGGCAGTGCCGACATCGCCGGGTACTTGAGAACTTGGCGCGTCCCTTGTGAGCTGACCCGCCTCGAATTCGGGGATGCGGCGTTCATAGGGAACGGTAAGAATGGGCCGGTCGCCATCGGAGTTGAGGTCAAGGCCGTCCGCGATGCGCTGGCCTGCATGACGGATGGCAGATTCGCGGGCCACCAATTGCCCGGATTAATGAGGACTTATGAGAGAATATGGCTTATCCTTGAGGGTTATGCGTACCCGCGATTTAGTGATGGGGTGTTACTTTCGGGTAAGCCCGGACACCGCGATGCTGCTGAACTCGGGGCCAGAAGGTTTATGTACCGTGACCTTGATAATTGGCTTACGACTATGGAGATTTGCGCCGGGGTACGGCTTCGCCGCACCGCTGATAGGATGGAGACAGCTCGGGTCGTGGCCGATATTCATAGTTGGTTCTCTAAGCCATTTGACGAACACAAGGCCCACCTCGCCTTCCACGAGGATGGACCCGACGTGGCACTTCTCACAAAGCCAAGTCTCATTCGACGAGTGGCTGCGCAGCTACCGGGCATCGGTTGGGGAAAGTCAATGGCAGTTGCGGCGAGATTTGGAACGGTGGAGTCGCTCCTAGCGGCAACGATGGAGGACTTGATGTCGATACCGGGGATAGGCGAAAAATTGGCTTGGGAGATCTGGCATGCTTTCAGAAGGTAGGTACGTAGCAGGGGAAGGCCCGTGCCCCGCTGACGTCATGTTTATCGGGGAGGGGCCGGGGTTCGATGAGGACCGGATAGGCCGCCCCTTCGTGGGCAAGACCGGGCGGGAGCTTAACCGTTATATCGAGCGCACCCTCGGGATGAACCGATCCGAAGTGTACGTGACCAACCTTATCAAGCGCCGCATTCCTAATGACGGTGACCCCACCGAGGAGCTAATTCGTGACTACACCTTCACCCTCAACCGCGAGATTCGAGCAGTTCATCCAAAATTCATTGGTGCTCTTGGTCGCTTTGCAGTTAGGTTCCTGCTTGGCGACGTGGATATGGAAGTCGTACACGGCATACCTGTTTCTCATAATGGCGGATATACTGTTTGCCCCATCTTTCATCCTGCTGCTGGCCTGCATAGCACAGAGGTTCAGGCGAAAATAGCATACGACTTCGAGCAGATGAGCATGTGCATGAAGGGAAAGATCAGCCCCGGGATGCCGGTGGACGAGCACCCGGACCCGATATACGCCCTAATTGAGGAGAATCGGAAGGCGGGTCCTCCAACAGAGGATATGGTGGCGGTCGATACCGAGGGAAGCATCGAGAACCCGTGGGGTTGGTCGCTGTCTGGAGCACCCGGGACTGCTTGCGTCGTTGCTCCGCCCACGGAGTCCCACAAGTTTCTGAATCGGGTCATTCTACACAACAGCATGTACGACCTTGGCGTCCTCCGAGCCATGGGTATTGAGTTGGCCGATGACCAGTTTGAGGACACAATGGTCATGGCGTACCTGCTGTGCGTCGAGCCTCAGGGCCTCAAGCCCCTCGCCCGGCGTCACGCGGGGATGGAGATGCACAGTTACGAGGAAATTATTAGTGCCGCATCATACAAACACGCAATGGACTGGCTATTTGGAGCATATGAATGGCTAAGCAGCCAATCGACAAGCGAATCGCCCGAATCATCACCGACTGCGGGAAAGAAGAAGGTTGCGATCCCCGCAAAAGGTGGGAAGCGGTCCGCGAAGACCTCCCGGGAGACGCGGCGGCGCTAGAGCGGGCGATAGGGCGGATGCCCGTAGCCACGCTTAACGACGTGCCTCCTGATGAGGCGGTGGCCTATGCGGCGAGGGATGCGGACGCCACCCTAAGAATCTACCCCAAGCTGTGGGACCGGATAGTGGCGATGGGGCTGGAGGGGTGCTACCGCATGGATATGGCGGTAATCCCCGTGGTGGAACGGATGCAAGCGACGGGCATGGCGGTAGACGTGGGGCATTTCGAGAGGCTGGGCCATGAACTCCTTCACCATATGGACGTAATCCGGGGCGACATCTCGGTTATGACGGGGTTCGACATCAATCCGGGCAGCGGTGATCAGACCGCCATGTTGCTCGCCGCACTAAATCTGTTCTCCGATCGCCCGAAGATGACCATGGGAGGCTCCCGTGAATCAACCAACGATAAGGTCCTCGAATCCCTACGCTTGGCCCATCCAGTCATACCCCTTATACTTGATTGGCGTGAGATGGCTAAGCTACGGAATTCATTCTGTCTCACGCTACCCGGAGCAGTGGACGGTGATGGACGGATCAGGTGTAATCTCCGTATTACCCGCGTCAGCTCCGGGCGGCTTTCGGCTACTGGACCTAATCTTCTGGCCATACCTGTACGAACGCCCTTGGGTAGGCGAATCCGTGAAGGTTTTGTCGCACCTCCTGATTGCGTGCTTGGTGATTGGGACTTGGATCAAATCGAAATGCGGCAACTGGCGCACGAATCGGAAGACCCGACCCTCTGTGCGCTATTCAACCGGGGGGAGGACATACACCGGCAGACTGGCGCGTATGTTTTTGGAAAGAATCCTCAGGACGTTACCACCGAGGAGAGATACGCGGCCAAGCGGATCGGGTTCGGCGTCATAACAGGAATCACCGAGGTCGGACTCGCGGAGCAGATGGCGCTGGCCGGAGCAACCGGCTGGCCGGAAGATCGTTGCAAGGAGGTCATCGATGAATGGTTCGGAGTGTATCCGGGCGCACGATCCTATTTGGAGGCGTGCCGCGCCGAGGCCCGGCGCAACGGCTACGTGCGTGACATGTGGGGTAGAATACGTTATCTGCCGGGCGTGCATTCAGAAATACCACGGATTCGTGAGGAAGCGCTCAGGCAGTCCCACTCGTTCAAAATTAGTGCTGGGGCACAGGGCACGTTGAAGAGGGCGATGGCGGTGATATGGCGGGACATGAGGGCGCTGTGGCCGGAAATCAAGGCGTTCCGGCTAGAGCCACTACTGCAAGTGCACGACGAGCTGCTGTTTGAGCTGACGGATGACAAGTTCCTCAGGGAATATTGGGACGCGCTGGTGGTGGACAGGTTGTGCAACACAACTAAGTACCGGGTGCCGATAAAGGCGAAGGGCGGATACGCGGCCAATTGGGGGGCGCTGGAGCACTGATTTGGATATTGACAGGGTGTGCGTGGGCATGGTACAATAAGGGTGCGGTTAAGGAGCGACACCATGACAAAGCAAGAGGCAGAGAAACTTGGCATTACCCCCCCGGTGCCTGACTTCCGGGAGGTCGGTCTAGACAAGAAGTTCGCCAACCGGGTCATCCGGTATGCGACCCTGGGCGAACAGATCAAGGTCCTTGAGGAGGAAAGGAAGGAGCTGTCGGGCGAGATCGGTGCGGACATTACTGCGGTCGGGGAGACCGTTGTAATGTGCGACAACCGGCGCGTGGCGGTCTGCGAAGGCAAGAACACGACCATCAACAAGGAGAAGCTGCTTGAGCTGGGGGTGCCGGTCAAGACCATTCTCGCGGCGACGGTCATCAAGCAGTACACCTACGTTCTGGTCGGAAAGGAGAAACTATGAGCGCGAACAGACTGGCGGACCTTCTCAGACTCACCGAAATTCGGCGGTGGGGCATCAACTGGATGTCAAGAACCCAGTCAGTCGCCGAGCACACGTTTCGGGTGATGGCGATAACCATGGACCTCTGCGAGTGGCTGGCTAAGGAGTACCTCGGGGCGGAGCCGATCTACATGCTGGACTCCTTGCGCTGGGCGCTGGTCCACGACGGCCCGGAATGCTTCACGGGGGACATCCCGGCTACTCTCAAGGACCAGTTGAACAGAGCAGAGCTGCGCGACATCGAGGAAGGGGCGTGCCCGTGGTACTATAAGGAATCAAACCTGCCGGACGATCAAGCGGTGGCGATCGTGGACATCGCCGACAAAATTGAGGCCGCTTGGTGGGCACATTGCCAGTGCGAGGATTCGGGAACTTACTCGATGACGGTGGCCCGCCTCGACAAGGCCGTTGCCGAGGCGGTCGCCCGTTACGCTTGGAAGAAGCTACCTAGCTTTATTTCTGTTTTGGTGACCCAGCCACCTTACCGTCCGGGGCAGATGTCCCAGCAGCGACAATCTGCCGCCGCTCAACACCCGACCTCCGATCCTTCTGGCCTGACGCCAGAGGAACAAGCTTAACGCGCCTCTGGGCCACCCTGCGGTCCGGCCCCGTCCACGGCATCTGCGGGTTGGCCCCGCTCACGCCCGGCACTGCTCCTGCCGGGGCTGAGTTGGGGTCGCCCGTGGTATGGAGGATGTGGGGGGCGGCCAGAGCTGGTGACGCGGTGACGCCGGTGCCAACGCCCGAACCGATTATCGGGGCGTTGGCAAGGCTAGGGTTTGCGGGGGTACTCCCCGGACCTGAACCTGCTACCGGTGGGGCAGTGGCCGGGGGTACCAGCGCCGTCAGGGTCGCCTGCGCCCCGTTCAGCGTCTGCGCCAATTGTTCGAGTTGAGCATCCGTAACTTCCGTTGCCTGAGCCTGCAAGGCGGCGATCTGCGCCTGCAGGGCCTTGAACGCCGCCACGATCTGTGCATCGAGCGTCGTTTCGTCGGCTACGGCCTTCTGCAGGTCGAGTAGCCCTTGATTCACTGCATTCATTTGTTCCTCCAATCGATCGAGTTGATTTAGCACTATTTCTAGCGCCCGCTCGATGTCGATGTCCTCCATGTCGCCGCTTTCGCGGTTCCTGTGTCTCATTGTACCGCCTTGTAAGCCTACTTACTTTGCGGGGGCTGCCGGTGATGCCGGTCCTGCCGCGTCGAGCGTCGCTATCAGCGTATTGTATAGAGCGTCGTTCGCACTGGTGAGCTGCTGGGCCTGCGCCAGAATCTGGTCGTCTGTCATGCCGCCCTGAGACTTGACCTGCGCGATGATTTTCAGGATTGCATCCAGACCGAGCAGTGCTAGGTTGACTATCGCCGTTGGGTCCACTGTACCTGTACCTCCTTTCACTACCGGGGGCTTCGTCGGTTGTGGTAGTTTGGCCACGTCACTTCCCTCCTAGCGCGGCAGTTATGCCCGTTACCGCGAGTTGAACGGAGTTGACGATGGTGGTGAGGGTCTTCTTGCCGCCCACGCTAGTGATGTGAAGGGCCGCCTGCTCAGCTGGGTCAACCAGTCCCGTAGCGAAAGCGCTCGTGCATGATGTGAATGACCCGGATAGGTCACCCGCTGAGTGGGCCGCCGCCACACAGGTCTGGAACTGGCCATTAAGTTTATTGGCCAGATTGAGGTACGTGAGAGCCGCCCTCTCCTCTGCGGCAGTCATCGACCCCTGCTGCCTCGCCTGATCGACGCTGTTCTCGCCTGCGCCAATCGCCGAAGCGACGTCCGCAGACCCCTTCACGCAAACGTGATAGGGTGATGCGGGGCAAGCGGCCAGCCCAAGCGTCAGGGCCAGCACCAGTGCTACCGATCTAATTCTATTCATACCCCTGTTCATACTGCCTCCTTTCCCTTTAGGGAAGTCGAATTGCATGGCCGCCACCGAACCCGCCCATCAGGTACAGGACGAGCACGATGAGAATGACGAACCCGATAATCCCGAGTCCACCGCCCGCTCCCCACCGTGAATAGCCGTAATAGCCGCCACCTCCGCCGAACAGCAAAACCAGAATGATAATCAGTAGTAACATGTCACCCTCCTTGTGGCGGCTTGCTTAGGGCCGCGATCTGCCGGTCCTTGTCGGCCAGCGCATCCTTGCTCTGCTGCGCAATCGTATCCTGCAATTTCGTGTTGATGTCGTTGGTCTGCTTGGAAATGGTATCGATCTTCTGCGTGACGTCCTGATTGTGCTGATCCACGGCCTGTTTCGCTTGGAGAGCGGCCTGAGCTGCCTGATCGGATGCCAGTTTGGCCGCATCCCCGCGAGCCTTGCCCTTGGAGGCGTTCCACTGCTGCAGTGCGGCGGCTAGGGCGATCAATAACGTGATCAATGCCGACCAGAAATTTTGCATCGTTTGCGGGTCAACCATTGCTAGCATCGCTAGGAACATTCGGGGCCTCCGTGTTGATGTTCAAGTAATCCTGCAGCGTATCCTTGTCGGGATCTGCCATGCTCAATTCTTCCGTGACGATGTGTGCCCACTCGCCCGGGTTGTCCCCACCGGTATAGACTTGGGCGAACTGAGCGAAGGTCATACTAATCTTAACATAGTGGGATTGCCCTGTCAATACTACCCATGCCTCCCGGTAGGCATATTCCCAGCCGGTGGCGGGGTCCGGGAACACCGTCTTTCCCTTGACCACGCCCCAACCCTTGTCCCCGATTTCGAGATCTATCGGGTTATTGATTCTAGTCGGGAGGTGGTCCGGTGCCCCCCAGCCCTCCGCCTTCCCTATGGCGTGGGCGAGGTCAATTACCCTCCTATCGTGCTTGTCCATCATGGCCGCATCCATGTTAGTTGCCCACCTCCACGTAGGAACCGAATAATTGCCCGATATTGGACACCGAACCGGCAGAGAATGCAATGCCATAGGTCAGGTTATTGGAAATGGTAAGGTTAAGGGTGACCGTAGTGGGCTGGAACTCCTTCTCAATCATCAGGTAATCGCCTTGAGCGGTGAGCGCCACCGCCGATCCGTGGGTATTGGCCCAGCAGCTCAATTTCCCCGAAGTGCCGATCGCGGTGGTGGTGCATTCAGTGACCTGATACCAGTCGAGCGGCGCACCGGTGGCGGTGACGACCACCGCCCCGTTGTCCAGCGCGGTTGCGCCTATGGAGGGGGTAAGGCTGACGGTGGTAGGATTGGTGAGAACTTGCCACGTTCCCCGGCTGATGATGTGCAAGCGCCGGTTGAGGACGTTAAGAATTCCTGCAGGCAGTACCACGGTCGGTGTCCCGAACGTCTGCAAACTGGTTGATGATGCGTTTACGGAGCTGAGGGGGGTCCCGGGCTGTACCCCGGCCTCGCTGTCGATGACTTGGCAGCAAGAGGGATTCCAGCCAGCGGCGGTCGGTGAGGTAGAGAACAGAGAGTTGAAGTTGTTACCTGCGGGGGCGTCGGTGATGGTGACCCCATTGATGGCTGGAGTAAGGATGGTCGGACTAGTAAGATTGGCGCATCCACCCGCGCTGGTGATGCAGACCCCGCCCGCGATGTCCGGGAACTGGTAAGAGCGGTTTGCCGTGTTGGTATGGGTCAAGATCCCTAGGAAGCTTGTGCCGGAATTCCACTGGAACGCGGTAAACGTCTGCGTCGCAGTCCAAGTCTGCGGGACGTTGATGAATGCAGGGTTCTGGAACGATAATTGGGAAGTGGTAATGTTGACCGGGACCGCTTGCCCGATATTGAATGTGGTTCCCGTGATGACGTAATTAGCCTCATAGATGAGGGAGTTGTTCTGGTCGAACACGTCCGCGCGGTAGTAGGTGCCCCCCGGTTGGCATTGGTCATTTCTCTCCAGCTGGGCGCTGGCAGGGAGCGTGCCGTTGGTAATTTGGTACAGGACCGGCTGCGCGGACACGGCAACGTTCAAGGTAGTGTCGGTGCACGGATTGGAAAGAGTGAATACAATAGACCCGTTGACCGGGGTGCCGTCCGGGCCATTGATGGTGCCGGTGATGGTGGATAGGGAGGCTGCGACCTTGTGAACCGGCACAAGGAACGCCAGAAGCGCACCCAACAGAACTGCTAGCGATGCTTGGAGCCAAGTCTTATTTCTCATTAGATTCCCTCACTGCGTCGAGTAGCGTCCTGCTCCTTGGCGGCGGGTATCCGGCCCCCTTGGGTTCGTACAGCACCGGCCTCCCCAGCTGTTGCAGCTGCGTCCCGGCCCCCGGCTTGCCCCTGCCCGCCAATTCCGGTAACTGCCCCTCCCGCTCGACCGACGCCATATAGTTCGGGTTCTCGCCAGGGAAAGGGGTCCGAGGCTCGGGGATAACGGTGGCGCGGTTTCCCTCTGCCGCCGCCGCCTCGGCATTGATGGATGCTGCCGATCCTCGGCCCGGATGCCACGGCCCCGGGGCAGTCTGCCCGGCCTCAAGCGCCGCCCGCCTTGGACCACTGGTAGTGTCCGGCATCTTAGTAGGAAGTCTGCTGGCCCGCCCCTCATTGATTGCCTGCTGTACTTCGTCGATCAGAGCGGCAGGTTTGGGCATTCTGGTAGATACTCTGTTCGCTCTGCCCTCCTTAACTGCTCTATCTAGGTCACTGACCGGCGATTCCGGCTTAGGCCCCGTACCCGGCTTCCAAGGGCCGGGGGCATTCCTGCCCGCCTCAAGTGCCTCCTTCTTAGCCTTGTCGATTAGTCGACCCTGTTCCGCTTCATACAGTTCCGTCTTGGGGCCGACATATGGGGTAACTGGCTCCGTCCTTCTCGGGACCTTTGCCTCCAGTTCCCTCGTCGCCATCGTAGTCGGATTAACCGTTACGTCTTCCGCCCGAGTCGGCCCCCGGGTGATGCGCTGCAGTAGGCCCCCCTCCCTCGTCACTCCTTCTGATGGAGCGCCGCCACGGGCTATCCCCCTTCCCGCCGCTAGAGCCGCTGCTGCATCTACCGCTCCCCCACCCCAATTTCGCCGCCCAAATTCCTCCCCGGCTTTGGCCGCTGCCGGACCGATGATCGGGATGTGGGCCGCCACTTGATGCCCTAAGGATTCCCACCCCTGAGTTTTCCCGGCCTTCTCGTATTCGGCACTCATCGGGCCGGTCACCATGTCGAGAAGTGATCCCTCAGCCGGGGGCCATTTGCCGCCAGTCACGGGCACCCGAGGGTCAGCTATCTTGACTATTCCTTCGCCCGCTCCACGGGCCAAACTCTTAACGGCATCCGCCGCGTTCCTGACCTGCCCGAGGAGTCCAGTCCTCGGGGATTCCTCGAACGTCTTACCCTGATTGGCCAGCCGCACTCGCGCTTGGTGGGCCGCTTCGGCTCCGCCCTCGGGCACGAATCCGGGCGGCGGTGGAGGAGTGCCCCCGCCTTGCGCCCCTGTCTGCTCCGGGACAAACCCCGGTGGCGGTGGCGGCGTCTTTACTGCGTCTTCGGTGCCGGGACCCATTTACCTGTACCCTCTACGGTGCGTGCGTTCCCTGTGGCAATTCGCACAAACGACGTCGCATTTGTCAATCTCAGCCAGAAGTTTCGCGTGCGTTTTATGCCCGCATGTTCCACCTATACCAAATAGCTTATCACCACGCACATGATCGAAGTCCATCACATAAGACGGATAGGACTTACCGCAATCCACGCACGGTTTCTCCTTGGCGGCCTGAATTATAACTTTGTTACGTGCGTATGCGAACTTTCCGCCTTTCATTTCTATTGAACCTTAGGGGCTGGAACCCAAGCCTTACCGTTCCATCCTATGCGCTCGCCCGTCTTCGGGTTCACGTGGAAATTTGTTAGGGGGGCGGGTGAAGATGCGCCTGCACCTGCCCCTGCCCCCCCTCTAGCCGGTACGTTTGTACCTCCTCTAATTGCACCTATGTTCGCATCCGAGGCCGAAGTTGCATATTCATACAGCATGTCGTGAGTCTCGCCCATCGCGCCCTTGAGAGCATACCAATCCTGACCCGCACCCAACCGGGTCTTGAAGTCGTCGTATATCTCGCGCGACGTTCTGCCGGTGTGCGCCCTCATGGCCGCCGAACTGGTGTACCCCAATGCCGCCCGCATCTTGCCGATGGCCTCCCTTGCTCGCGGGTCAAGCCCGGGGTCTACTAGTCCCTTACCGAATATCCAATCTTCAACCTTATTGGCCGGGAGGCTGCCCATCACGCCACTTGCTTCAAGCTGCGCCATCGACTGTTCGGCGCTGGCCAGCCGGTCGAGGCCCCCCTTGGCGAATACTGCCGTCTGCATCATGGCGGCGGGGGCCTTATTTTGGGAAGCCTGAACGTGTAGCTGCGCGATCCGGGTCTTGGTGTCGTTGTCCATCTGCTGTTTCCAGCGCCGGTACTGGTCCGTGGACTGGAACTGGCTCAGCTTGTCCCCCCGAGTCTCCTCAAACTCCTTGCCCTTCTCCGTCCTGTTGGCCCCGGCTATTCCCTCCCTGCTCTTGATCGTATCGATTAGCCGCTTGTTGGCCGCTTCGTCGCGCTGCCCCTGCAGTTCGGACCGGGACGTCGCCGCCTCCTGCGCCATCTTCTCGCGGAGGGTCATTCCCCGTTCCGTGGCCGCCGTCCTATCCTGCTCCATCTGGCGTTGATTCTCCATCTGCTGTTCGGCCTGAATCTTGTTAAGCAGGGTGTCGTGCTGCTGGCGCTGCACGTCCTCTTCGTGCCGGAATTCCCCGCCGACCGCGCCCACGCCCCGATTGATGCCTTGCGCCGCACCCGCCGCCGCGCCCTGACCGTGGATGAAGGGCAGTGCCGCAAGTGGAGCGAGTGCGCCCCCCATCATGAGGGCCTTCCTCAGATTCGGGTGCTTCTCTCCCCCTCCCGATTGAACCCGTTGATCCTCAGCCACCAGATCCCGGAGCCTCGACCCTCGGGCAAGATCGTATTCGGTCCCTCCGCCGCCCGATTCAACCGGGGCCATGGTTGCCGTCCCGGCATTAGTCAAGTTCGGCGTGGCCTTGGTGTCCACTTCGTCCTGCTGGGGGGTCTGCTTCGTCTTCGGGTCCTTCACCCCTCCTGTCGGGGGTCTGTCCGGGTCCGGGCCAGTCTCCGGGTTATTCCCCATGGCCGCCGCAGCCTTGGCCATGCTCAACAACTTGTCCGGTTGCACCTCATCAAGTAGCGTCGTGTCTATCATAGGTTCAATCCCTTGATGATACCGCCCGTCCCGCCTATAACTTGCCCGGGGATGCCCAGCAGGGCGTTTGTGAATTGGCTCTGGGCATTCTGGTAGGCATTCTCAAGGGGGACCGCGCCACCGGTGAAGTATTGTGCCCCAAGAGAACCCTCAGTCGCGCCGATGCCTGCCGTGTCGCCCGCCGCCGTGAGGGTCGGAGCTGTCGCCGCCACCGCCGCCTCTCCGGGCAGATCGCCCAGCGCTGTCGCCTCGGACCCGCGCAACTCGTTCTCCGCACCTTGCTCCGCTGGCTGGGTGTAATTGATCCCCGCCGCGTTCGCCCGGGCGCGCTCACTAGCAGTAGCAGCGTTATAGGCATTCGACGTGGCCTCGGTGCCCGACGTCAGCAGGGACTTATAGAACGGCGAGTCCTGAACCGGTCCCTCAAACTGATTGAGGGTGCCCTGCGCCTTATCCTCACTGGCCACGGACCTGCCTTGATCGGTCGCGCTGGTTGCCGTTGCCGTCTTCTCAATCGGGCTTCGCTTGGGTCCAGACATCTAAGGACCTCCTTGGATCGGACCTCTTGGACCACGGAATCCGGTACGAGGGTCAATGACGATCTGGTCCCCGGACACGGGCGGCGTCGGTGGCACCACCGGGGCATTGAGGGCGTTGGACGTGGAGAACACCGGCCCGGCAGGAGTAATGGACCGCCGCCCGTTATCCTTGAATGCATATACCCAATAGAACCGCTTGGTAGCTGCCGCGCCAAAGATGTCCTGAAACTGGCCGCCTGTTCCGGGTGACAGCGGGATGGCGTTAGCAAGGTTGGGGGTCGCTGCCCACAGCACCTGATAATAGTCCGCGTCGCTGGTCGTCCACTGGATCAAGTTTCCCCCGGGGAGCGGCGTGGCGATGAGATTGGTCGGGGGCCGGGGCGGCTGCAATAGGCCTCGGACTTCGAGGACCGACTGCCTGATATCCTGCAGGAAGTCATAGGTCGCCTTATCAAGATGGGTAGGGACCTCCCTGATTCCCCGAGGCATCAGCTTCTTCTATTGGCGGTGCCGATGTATCCCGTCTGCAGTTCTAGCACCGCGCAGTCGATATCCATATCCGGGAACACGATCTCGATACTGACCCTGTGGGCGCGGTTATTGAGTTCGATAATCTCGGAGTCGAGCGCCGGAATGATGATGGTCTCCGGGCTGCGGAAGGTGCGCTGCCGGTCATCAACGAACCTGAGCACCGCACCGAACCCCTGATTATCCGCGATTAGCGCCGCCTGCCGCCACATCTTGCTTAGGTACGGCTGGTCATTGCCGAAATAGCCCCCGCGCCAATAGGCATGGAGGATGCCCCCCGTGGACGTCGGGGCCTCATTGACGCCGGATGTGGTCGTGGAGGCCACGGGAAGTTTATATATACGGCCCCCCTGACTGATGAGAAGCTGGCGCTGCCCTTGCGGAGTCTGGACCGTAGTGATGAAGTCTGCCTGTATGTCGGTCGGGAAGCAGTCGATGGTCGTCTTGTCCGACTGCAGAGCGAAGAACAGAACTTTATTCGGGGTAATGGACCCGTCGATGGGAATAGCGAGGGCGTACCAGTCCCGCTCTAAGAAATTGAAGTATGCCCCGATGGCCTGCTGCTCCGCGCCCGGGGTGATGCGGCGAAGGTACGGATAGACCGCGAACGAGATATCCGTCGGGGCATTGGTGCCGTCAAAGATGTTGACCGTCTTGTCACCGGCAAGCCAGATCAGGCCGTAGGGGGTAGCCTTGACGGTAAGGTGGCTATATGCCCCCATGGTCCACGGCATGTCCTGCAGGTAGTCGGTCCACACCACGGGGGCGTTGTTGGTGATATCCTGCAGCGCACCACGGAGCATCCAGAGGTCGCCGGACGAGGAGTAGAATACTACGCCCGGCTGGATAGCACCCACGCCAGCGAGCGATTCCGCGCCTATCGATAGGTGAATGCGGTTGTTGGACGGAAATGACTCCTCAGGGCGGCCTATTAAGATCTGTTCATACCCGGACCATACGAAGTCCTGCGGAGCGCCGAGCAAGTTCACGATGATAATTCGGCCTTGGTAGGACACCAGATACTTGCCCACCGGGGGCGGGTTATTAATCAGGGTGGCCTGCGTGGCCTGATCGAGCTGCGGATCGGTGAAGCCGTCCCGGAGCACCAGACCGCCAGCCGCGATGGGCCAGTCGCCGGTCGCCGTGGCCGGATTGAGGATGCGGAAATAGTTGCCCCCACCGTCTAGCGTCCTGTACCATTGGATGGTGTCGAACTGCGGATCGGGCGGCGGGAGCGCGGTGATGACCCGGATGCCGGTTTCCGCAGCAGTAGTGACCGTGCCCGGGGACCTGTTCGTGATGTGGCCGGTGACAGAGTTTTCGTAAGCATATGCCCAAGAGTCGCCGAATGCCAGTGCCCCCCTACCCTGCGGGGTCTCGGTCCCTGCGCCCCCCGTCCCGTTGGGCGTCTGGAAGTTAGCCTGAAAGTGCGTGGCGTCCACGACGTTAAGGACGGTGAGAAGGACGCCATCCGCCGTGGTGCCGTTTCCAGCCAGAGTAAACTGGTCCCCGGCCACTAGACCGTGGGGGGTAGTGGTCTGGACCGTCACGACGTTGTTGTTGATGACGACGCCGTTGGGAGCGGCAACTACCGCTTTCTGGCCGATGAGCGCCCCTACTGCGGGTGCCAGTGCCGGACCGAGGCCGCCCCAATTCTCGAGTGCTCCCGTTCCTAGCCACTTTAGCATTCGTACGTTGTTGGCGAGGAACAGGATGTTGTTAGCCTCCACCGCATCCCACGGGCCGTTGTCCGTGGGCAGGGCCTCAAGGAAGTTGGCGATTAGGGCCGTGCCCGCCGCGTTCCACGTGAAGAAGTATATGGAATTCTGGAACATGGAAACGATCTGGCGGGTAGGCGTAACGCCACCGGCCAGATATTGGAAGTCCCACATTGACTGTGGACCGGAGCCAAACAGTAGGTTGGCGGACAGAGCCTGCGGGAGCCTCATCTTCTCAAGGCCCCCGGACCCGGATACGATCACGTTCAGACAATCGAGCGCGATGTCCGGGCCGGTCTGGTTGCGGCCCGTGAACTGGTTCATGCCCCGAAACCGCTGCACAGCGAGGACCGTGAGGCCGCGCCGGAATAAGGTGAATGCCGGTGAGCTGAAAAAGTTCTGTTGGGACGCGGAGGACATTAGTACAGGTAGGGCACCACCCTAGTATCCTTGTTCCAGTTCTCCTGATTCAGTGACATGATGATCTCGTTGCGCTTCTGTTCCGCCATCGTTGACCATGCCTGCACCGCGAGGTACTCATCCATACTGAGTTTGCACTTGGCCACGGCGTAGTTGACGATGAAGTCGTGCACACCCACGATGGACACGTAGGGAATCTGCGCCTGATCGTACCTTAGGCGGCGGGGCTTGGCGACGTACCAGTAGCGCGGCGTGAAGGCCAGTCCCGTCTTCGGGCGGATCTCGAACTGGTTGCCGTTGATCAAGTCCCAAGCGTAGGTCTGGTACTGGCTGGCGGTCGGGAACATCTGCGTCAGCCGCCTCATCACGTTACCGTCGATGTCGTTCTGGTTCCACGCCAGCAGGGTGCCGTCCGGAAGAGGCGTTTCCATATGGGTGATCCACGAAACGTTGTCGGCAGTAGTGTTGGTGGTGGGGGCCAGTTGCTGCGCGGTCGGGTACGGCTGCGCCCCGGCATTAGGTTCCTGCCAGTTAACGCCAAACGGGACGGGCTGCTGGGACTGTAGGGCGAATGGAGTGACGTTGGCCCCTCCTGCCGGGAACGAAGCGTATACATTGTAGCCCACGCACCCGGGGGGAGGAGGACCCCCGCCTTCCTCGTTTTCAATGTTCGCCGATGGAAACCCCGGGGACGTTAGGACGGCTAGTTGATTGGCGGGGATGTTGACGACCGAACCAGCGGAGATGTTAGTCTCCGACCCGGACTCGGTGACGAGGGTGTAGGCGAACGTGACCGTTCTTGCGGGGAGGGCACCCCCCGCCTTGGTCGCCACGCCGATGACCGCCGTGGGGTCCTCAATCGAAATGAGGGTTAGGCGTTCCGTATTGGCGGCGAGTGAGAACGTGACCGGGCTGTCGCTGCCCATGAAGCGATTAAGCTTCCATTGCATCATGGACATCCAAATGGACCCGATGGCGTCATTGATCGCATCATTGGCCTTACTCGGCCCCTTCCTCGTCTGGAAGTCACCGGATAGCCAGTCGATGACTTGCTGACGCAGGGACCCGAGGGTGTCGATGCCGCCCGGCCACGCCGCTGGAGGTATACCCATTTATTTCTCCCCTACTTCTTCTTGGCCTTCTTGCCTGCACCGACCTCTTCCCCTTCCTCCGCCGCCGCAGGCTGATCGGCGGTCGCCAATTCCTGCTCCGCCAGCTCGATGACGTCCCTGCCCAGCGCCTGCTTGATAAGACGTTCCAGTTGGAGAATCTTCATGTTGGCCGCCGCGAGCGCCTCGTCCCGCTTGTCCTCCAAGGCCCCCATCGGCTTGATGCCATACGCCTCAAGGTTCCACCCGCGCCGGTTCATGATCTGCTTGATTTGTGGCGGCGGAGGGGGAACGATCTTGTTCTTGCTCACCCGGTCGGTGATCACGTCGTTGACGTACATCTCGAACCTCATCTTGTCCATCTGCTCGATGAGGGCGAGGGACTCGATTCGGGCATTGGGAATGTCGAAATCGATCGAATATTTTTGCTTGATGGTCTTGACCTCCACCACTCCGTAGTAGGATAGGTGGCGAGTCAACTCCCGGACCGCGACCTCGGGCATCTCGGTAACCTCGTCCGGGGGAACAATGAAAAGGCGTCCCAATGGCCCCGGGGGAGCACCGTCAACGGTCATCGCAACGATGTCCGGGCCATCGTACGCCGTGTAAACGAATCCCACCCCCTGATACATTCCTAAATTAGCCATGCTGGTCTCTCCTTATGTCCCGGACGTGCTTGATGGTGCGAACGGTGCCGTTGTCCGGGACTAGTGGTGTGTGCTTGGACTTCTCTCGAAGATTCTCGAGGATCTTCATGGTCTCGCCGTGAGCCGTAATGGTGTCCCCCGTGGCTACGGCATCTTCTACCGTAATAAACTCCTTCATGCGCTTACTGGTGAGAAGATCCACCGCTGCCAAGACCCGCTCCGTGCTCCTCCGGTCGTTGGCCGCCTGAACTTTAGCCGCCGCCATCCGCTTCTCACGAAGGATCTCCTCCGGGGGCTTGCCGTTCCTCCACGTATCCCCGCGCCTCAAGTCCTTATTAAGCTTGGGGCCAAGCTTGTGTCTATGCGCGACCAGCTCCCAGCGACAGAACCCCTCCTCCTCGACCCATCGCTCGATGGCCCACATATCCACGATGAAGTCCCAGCGGGCGCGAAGCATGGGGTCGATGTCCTGTAGAGCCTTCTGTTCATTGCCCGGAACCCGGGCCACACCGGCCTGAGCCGCCTCGCACAATATGCGGATGTTTCGCTTTATGAACGATGTTTCTACGGGTGACCAAAGTCCTCTGTTCAACATGTTCTGTAAGCATACCACATCCGCAATCGCTTGAGTCGGCCCGGGCGCGGTGTTAAGCATGATCGGTAACCGTCCTATTAGATGGTCGGAGGTGCAGTCGCGAAGTTGGCCGGGACGCTGAAATTCTGCTCCCTGCCCCACGCCGAGCGCTGCAACATTCCGATGTTGTGGTACCACCGGAGCAACCCGGCTACCGCGTCCGAGATGCCGTTGGTACCGATTACGCGAGTCCACGTCCCGGCCTCGTCCTCAGCCAGTGACAGTGGGATCGCCTCGAATTTCTTCATCATCTCCGAATCGCCGCAGAAGATCCGGTCCGTCCTGCAATCCTTGTCCTCGACGATCGGCAGCCCCGCATAGTCGAAGACATTGAACCCGAGGTCGAGCGCCTTCTTGCCGACCTTGGCCGCCGGACCCTCATTCGTGATATCAAACCGAAGGGTGGTCGTGGCGATGCCGACGTACTGGTTGATCTGAGCAGATGGGAAGACGAATAGGTTCGGGTCCACGCCGCCCCGGTTCTTCACGAACTGCCTCAGTTGCTGGAGGAGCTGCGAGGAGAGGGCCGCGCCGCCGACGTCCTGCAGGTACGATTGCCAAGC